AAGCATATACAACGCAGGTAGGCCAGCACGAGAAGTTTAAAGGCCGTATCCTTGCAAAAGCACAGGCGCAGGAAATGTTGACTAAGGTCGGCGCTATGGAGGAAATTCCCCAGAATTCTTCCGAGCTGATTGAGTGGAAACGTTTTCTCCCCTTCGGTGGTGTAGACAACCAGTGGATTGCTGCTGGCGGTGACACCGCGTTCATTAACACACACCTCGTACAGGAAGGTGTAACGCCGACTGCAGACTCCATTGCATGGACTACGCTGTCGACGACTCTGCAGCAAATCGGTTGTCTGTACTCCTACACCGACAAGTTCCGCCACGTACACGAAGAAGGTATGACTGTTCCTCCTGAGATGGAAGATCAGTGTGCCGCTCGTATCGTGCTGTCTCGGGAGATGATGGTCTACGGCGAAATGAAGGGCTGTACTAACCAGTTCTTCGGTGGCACAGGCAACTCCATTGGCACTGTCAATGGTCCGCCTACCAAAGGCATGTTCCAGGACATCTCGCGTTCTATTCTTGGCGCACACGGAATCACCATCAACAAGACTCTCAAGTCTGGTCCCAACTACGGTACGCAGTCTGTACAAGCCTCCTGGCCTGTCTACTGCCATACTGATATGGAGAAGACTTTCGAGAACATTACCGGCTTCGTCAAAGTTGCCGACTATGGTCCGGCTGTTCAGTTGCTTGATCCCGATTACGAGATCGGCGCGTTGGGTCGCTTCCGTATCATCATCAACCCTATCCTGACTTATCAGGTAGCCGGTGGTGCGCTGATTGCTTCGTGGGTACCTTCTACTGATCCGAAGGCTGACGATGCAACCAATATCGACGTTTATCCGCTGATCTGTCTCGGTCGAGGCAAGGCCGGTGGTGATGCTTTCGGTCAAGTTGGCCTGCGCGGTAAGAATGCGCTGGATGCGAGCCACATTCCTCCGTCTACCAAGTCCAAGTCTGATCCCCTGGGTCAGCGCGGATACGTTGGTGGTATCTCCTGGCAGGCACAAGCTGTGCTGAACGATGCCTGGATGGCGGTAGCCTTCGTCGGTACAGAGGAGTAATCAAGGTATGGGACAGCTTAATGAGACTATCATTGCGCTGCAGCCTCACCTGAGTGCAGCTGGGGCGGAAGCGCTTCAGCGGTATTTAGAGGGTATAGAGCAAGGGGGTTCAATCCCTGTTGCTCTTGGCGCAGTGACTCGGGAAGACGGTACGACCCTTCTGAAGCAAGCAACAACTGTCGCGGGTTACGCGCAGCTTGCTGATAAAGAACTGGTTATCCTGATTCCTGTTGACGCAACGGCAGGTGAAGCTCTTGGCTTTACTGTCGCTGTTCCTTCAGACCTGGACGATAGCAAAGACCTTACGGTCCACGCGCTTGTTGGCAAAGACGCTGCCCTCGATGCGCTGACGTTGGATTGTGAGGTATTTCCAGTTGGTGTAGGTGATGTAGCCAACGCAGATATCCAGGACACAGCAGCTCTAGCTATTACTGAGGCAGCAAGCGAACTGATCTTTACCTGTGGTAAGGACGGTGTGCTGGCGGCTCCAGGTGGTGTGAGTGTGGTATTAACGCTTGGCGGAACCAACGACGGTGACGCTGTTCACATTTACGCAGTCTGGATAGAGTACACTCGCAAGAGTGTGGCTTAATATTTAGATAAACTTTACGAGGTAAAGACATGACTCTTGCAAGTGCACAAGCTAACTACCCAGCTGATGGCGGTCAGTTTGCTACCGGGTCCCGTACAGGGGTTCGGACAGCAGCCGACTTCACCATCACTCTGGGTTTCACCCCCAAGAAGATTCGAGTGGTCAACCTGACTGATCGTGTCGAGGCTGTATTGTTTGTTGATGCGGCTCTCGGGACTCTCAACGTTGAGGGACTTTTGTCCGTCGCAGCGGGAACCATGACCTATGCAGATGTCGGCATCACAGTTGGCGCAGACAGTAAGAGCTTCGACGTTGTTGTTGCTACTGCTGGCCTGGAGACCGATGACGATGACGTTGTCTGGGAAGCCTGGGGCTAAACACACCACCGGAGGAGGGGGCTTCGGCCCCCCTTTTTACTATTATGGCAACAACTCAAAAGCAATCCGATAGCGGCGAGTCTAAAAAAGTATTGGATGAATCTATCCATGAAGATGAAGGTGTACAGACACCTATCATTATGCAAGACAACGAAGCCACCAAGGACTATACCCGTGACTTGGCCTTCATGTGCGAGACCGTAGAGGTCATGGTTCTGGAAACTCAGAGCCTGAATGACTCGACGCGCCTTGTGACAGTATCAATCAATGGAAAATCCTATCACTTCATACGTGGGCAGTTTCGTAAGTGTCCCCGTTTTGTATTGGAAGCCCTGGCTCGCGCTAAGCGTGAGAACTGGAACTTCTCTTACAAGAAGAATGCTGATGGATCGACCTCGGACATCAACCAGATGCATCGTATGTTACGCTTTCCCCACCAGTACAGGGATACCAACCCGAAAGGGGCTGTGTGGTACGACAGCATCAAAGACAAGAGCATGTAAATCGCTATGGACCTCGCTGAGATTACTCGTCAAATCCGCGTTAGGATTGGGGACTTAGAAGAGCCGTACAAGTATTCCACTAACTTGCTTCATGGGTGGATCAATACCGCGTACCTGGCTATTCAACTGGAGTCTGACCAGTGGGAGTTCCATCACGAACGCGATGCTTTTATTACTACAATAGATGGGACTGCTGATTACACCTTGCCATTAATCAAGATACTTGATCAGCAGTCTCTATATTTTATTCCAGATGGGCAGACAGCACACCAGACTCTGCTCACGAAAACCTATCAGACTTGGGAATGGGAACAGCGGAACGTAGAGCTGTCGCCTGGCCCGCCTAATTGGATAATTCAGACTCCTGACCAGCAGTGGAAGGTCGATCCGGAGCCGAATGGTATCTATGTAATTTACGCTGATCGGTGGCTGCGGCCGACAGAACTGGCCCTCGCTGCAGATGAGCCATTGTGGGAAGCAGAGTACCACAAGGTTCTGCTGTATGAGGCATTGAAAATTGCTGTGAGTTTACGCCCTGACGAGCCACTAAGCCGAGCTGCTGCGCAAGAGATCACGAACTTCTTGCCTCAGCTTCGTAAGGCCTTCACTCGGCGCTACCTCCCGGCTATTGGTAATGCAGGACCGATGCTATGACACTTGCTGAATTGATGACAGCTGTTCGTCGGAAGCTAGATGATGCTATCGGACAGACCGCCCTGGATGAAGACACTATTGTTGAGGCACTGAACGCAGCTCAGAATGAGTTTGCGACTGAGACTCTTTGTGTATTTGCCTCTGGCACAGTAGCCTTCACTAGTGGAGTCGCTTTTATCACCTTACCCGCTGGAACAGTTTGGGTGATTGGTGGTGATATAGCAGGTGTTCCGCTTACCAAGGTCACACAACACCAGTTAGACTATGGGCACTTCGACCTGAACGGGACGGAAGATGCCGCAAAATTCTCTGCCTGGCGCGCTGCATCAGGCACACCAAAGTTTATTGTAAGTGACTATGGGCCTCTACAGGCTCGCTTAGTTCCAAACCCAGATTCATCCAGTAACGTGACTGTTGAGCGATACACGCTTCCTACCGCAATGGACCTTGAAGCAGCTCCAGACGTTGAACCGGAAATTCCCATTGCCTACCATGAAGGTCTCGTTCATGGGGCTCTGGCTTACTTGTTTGATATTCCTGACTTGGAAATCTACGATGTAGGCCGAGCTGTGCTTTATGCAGGTAAATGGACCAAATATATCGCTTCCGCATCAATTTCACTGCAAACAGCAACACGCAGAACTGATCGAGTCTTAAGTTTACCTGAAGGTTCCTTCTTTCCGCAGCCTGGTGGCAATACAATTGGCGCGGTGCCAAATAGCAATACGGAAGGTATTTAATGTCTCCATCTGTTATACACGATTTAATACTTAACCCACTTTTTTCAGTTTTACCAGCGACAATGACTACCGACAGTGCAAGAGCTATGTTACTAGCCATCGGCTTACAAGAGAGCAAGTTTAAATACCGCAGGCAAGTTCGCGGTCCCGCGATGGGCTTCTGGCAGTTTGAAACTGCTGGGATCATAGGTGTGATGACACATCACGCCTCAGTGGAATATGCAGAAAGTTTGCTGGGAATGCTGGTTATTGAAAACCAAGACGCAGTTATTTATCGAGCAGTTCAGTATAATGACTTGCTGGCAGCAGGTCTTGCACGACTGTTGCTTTGGACTTTACCACATGCTCTACCAGAAAGAGGAGATGCCCAGGGAGCCTGGGAACAATATTTGGAAGCGTGGCGACCAGGCCGTCCTCACAAAGAAACGTGGGAGACAAACTGGAACGAGGCCTGGGGTGCTATTGATAGGGCTTAGTGCAATTATAAATAAAATCGGGGGACCAGAGACGGTTCCTCTCAGGAGATGTGACAAAATGGGACTAGAGAACCCAAACAAAGTGATCCAACTGCTTGACATGCTGTTCCTTGGATCAACCTCGGGTGCGGGGGCTATTGCCTGGCACACCTGGTTGGGAACAAACATAGGGATTCGCCGGGTGATAGCGCTATTTGTGCTGTCAGCCTTGTTTTCAGTGATAGTATATTTGTGGACCTGGCCCTCGATGGTACAGGAGCCCACCAAACATTTTGCAATCTCGATTCTTTGTGGGATTGGTACAACAGACTTGGTGGCTTTTACATTTGCTCTCATACGCACAAGAATTGTTGCTATTGTAGGGATAAAAAAGAATGGTAATCCACCCGACTAAATACATCTCAGGAGCTATAGTTGTGTGGTTTATTGCTTTAGTTCTTGCTACCTGCGCTGACCGAACATTCTATGCACACGCAGCAGGTTACATATATCAACCCGAGGAATGTAATTATGTGGATTATCTGTATAACGACTTTTCGAGATAACAAAGACTCGTTTATCAAAGGCGAGCTGCGTTATATCGAGAAAGAACGCGGTGACTACTTTGTCCAGAATGCCTGGGCAGTAGAAACACCAGAACCAAACTTAGCTGACTTACCCGAAGCAGGTCAGGAGAGCACTACAACATACCTGGATATACAGTCAGGTATTCTGAATCTGGGAGATAATTATGGGTAAGACTGTACACGATGACGTTCTTGACGGGGCGTTAAATATTATCAAAAACAACTGTACTCGTATGGTTGTCTGTTCAGCAGAGCCGACGGACTACACTGAGGCCAACGCAACTTATGCGCTGGCTGATGTGACTATGGCACCGGGCGACTTCACTAACGCTGACGGAGACACGAATGGACGCAAGTCTACCGTGGCTGCCAAGTCTAGCGTGTTGATTGATACAACCGGGACAGGTAACCACGTTGCCTTGCTGGACGTGTCGAATACGAAGCTGCTGTACGTGACTACCTGTACTTCACAGGCGTTGACTGCTAACGGTTCTAACACGGTGAACTTCCCAGCTTGGGATATTGAGATTGCTGATCCGACATAAGGGAGTAGCCCGTGTCACTTAAATACTTTGACCGGGTCAAGGGTACTACCACCACGACCGGAACAGGTGATTACACAATTGACCTCGCTGCTGCGGCAGGGTACAAGAGCTTTGCTGTTGCACTCAATACCAACGACGAGGTTTACTACTGTGTAGAGGACGGCACCGATTGGGAGGTCTGTCGGGGGACGTTTAACGACTCCGGCGATACCATGACTCGGGATACCGTGTTTGCCTCGTCGAACTCAGACACCGCAGTCAATTGGGGCGCTGGCACTCGGGACATCTATATAGTCCTGCCAGCTATCGTCGCAGATCGGCTGTCTGCGGTCCAGGTAGACTCTCGCCCAAATCTCGGAGATACTAACGCCGGAGGCTTGGACTCTATCGCTATTGGCGATAATGCGAATGCCTACGAAGCACAGACTATCGCTATCGGGGAGTCAGCTCGGGCTGGTATCAATGACGGTGCTTCTGCTGAAGCCGGGGCTATAGCTATCGGCTATGACTCGATTGCTTACGAGATAGGCTGTATTGCTCTTGGTCGCCTGGCTGAGGCAGGAGAAGTTGCTGGAACAGCTGCTAGTTATTGTACGGCTATCGGCTATGACGCTCTGGCTGATCGAATCTACGCAGTTGCAATTGGCTACCAATCCAAAGCCTACGGTAATAGTTCTATCGCTATTGGTATTAATGCTTATGCGAAAGAGACCGATAACATTGCTATCGGTAACACTGCCCAGACAGGACAGACAAATGATGGAACAGCTGAGGCAAACTGTATTGCTATCGGTGACGCCTTTGCCTATGAGTCTGGCGGTATTGCTATAGGGGATGGGTCTTTTTGTGGCGACCAGACTACCTCGAATTCACCAAACTGTATTGCAATTGGAGTTGGCGCTCGGTCAGGAAACAACAGCAACGGCACTCCCTCTGAACCGAACTGTATTGCAATTGGGAACTCTGCAGATGCCTACGAAGCTGGGGGCACTGCCATAGGTAATGGCGCGACGACAGGGCTTTCTGCTGCATCAGGCAACGATATTGATAGTGTTGCTATCGGAACCGCGGCAAGTGCTACAGCGTACCGAGGTGTGGCTATTGGGCCAAACAGCGAGTCCAGGGGAGATGCTTCCACTGCACTTGGCTACAGTTCAGATGCACGTACTGACGGCAGTATCTCTATTGGTGAAGCTTCACAGGCTGGCCAGACAGACGGCTCTGCTACCAACTCAGATGCCATATCTATCGGGACTCTTTCTACTGCGTATGAGTATCGAAGTGTTGCGATTGGCTATGATGCGCAGTCAGGCACTACCAGTGGTACGGCCTTCCCTGACAGTGTTGCTGTTGGATCGTATACTATCGCACTTGGGCAGGAAACTACCTGTATAGGTCATGCTGCAATTTCCAGTGCTGACTTTGCTGTTGCTGTGGGTGCAGATGCAGAGGCCGACGGTGACTATAGTATTGCTATTGGAAACAACAGCGAGTGCCGAGATAACTACACCATAGCTATTGGCTATCTTGCGCGATCTGGTACTACACTAGAAGGCACAGCAAACCAGTATGCTATTGCTATTGGCGCAAACAACTTCGCTTATCACCAGCAGAATATTGTTATAGGTGAAGGTAACACAGTCGGTTCCGCTAGTGGCTCCGCTGCTCAATTCAGCTGGGCCATTGGTGAGGGCAACACCTGTTCTGCCTACGAAGAAGTTGTGATGATGGGCCGTGGTATTACAGCCCTACGTGACAGCGAGTGGGTTTACGGAATTGATGCTGCTGGAACAAATGACTACCGCCGTGGGCATTGTGGCTGGGCAATTACAACGTCAGATGAAACACCGACTAGACTGAAGCTGAACTTGCTCGGGCTTGATTACTTTGACATGCCCACGACTTCGACTCTCGCGTTTGATATTCTCGTGACTGCGGCCAGTAGCACAGCTAGTAAGTCAGCTGCGTATCATATTGTAGGCGCGATCTATCGAGATAGTGGTGATGCAATTCTGCTAGGCACCCCGACTGTAACTGTGCTTGGAGAAAACGATGCTGCCTATGACTGTATTGTAGCAGCAGATACAACCAACGATGGCCTGTATATCGAAGTAACTGGTGGATCAGGCAATACAGTAAAATGGACTGCTCACATGCAGTTCGCAGAATCTGACGTATAAGGAAACCTACCCGATGACCCCTGAGCACGAACTAAAAACAATAGAAAATGCGCTTATCTTTTTGAAGCGTACTAACCTGTCTGGCGAAGAGGTACTTGCCTTTAACGAGGTAATGACATACTTTCTCACCAAGCAACAAGGGCTGGCTGCTCCAGTGGAGAAAACAACTCCAGTAGAAGAGTAACTGAGGCTAGAGCATGTTGATTTCAGGCGGAGCAATTTCTGACTTCCCCATCTCGGGGCAACCGGAAGTTGTTGTTGGTGGCTCGACAGACCTGGTTATTCAGGAAGCTACTCACGCCCATACAGCCGACAACTTGACCCTCTTTCTTGGGTGGACTTTGGAGATTGCGGAAGCCCTT